ATGCGGCGCGCGCTGAAATCGGGCGCAGACTTGCTCGCCTCCGCGACAGTGGAGGAGGCGGAGGCGTTTCTGGACGGCCTGAGTGAGGAGTCGATGCTGGCGCTGCCCTGGCTCTTCGAGTTCTGGGCGCTGGAGCACCAGTTGCCGCCCGAGGGCGACTGGCGCACCTGGGTGATCCTGGGGGGGCGCGGGGCGGGCAAGACCCGCGCCGGGGCCGAGTGGGTCCGCGCGCAGGTCGAGGGCGCGCGCCCCCCCGATCCGGGCGCGGCGCGCAAGCTGGCGCTGGTGGGCGAGACGGTCGAGCAGGTCCGCGAGGTCATGGTCTTTGGCGACAGCGGCATCCTGGCCTGCTCCCCCCCCGACCGCCGCCCGGTCTGGGAGGCGACGCGCAAGCGCCTGGTTTGGCCCAACGGCGCCGTGGCGCAGGTCTTTTCGGCCCACGAGCCCGAAAGCCTGCGCGGGCCGCAATTCGACGCGGCCTGGCTGGACGAATTGGCGAAGTGGAAGAAGGCGCGCGACACCTGGGACATGCTGCAATTCGGCTTGCGGCTGGGCGACTGCCCGCGGCAGGTCGTGACCACCACGCCCAAGAACGTGTCCGTCCTGAAGGAGATACTGAGAACCCCCGGCACGGTCGTCACCTCGGCCCCGACGGAGGCCAACCGGGCCTGGCTGGCAGGATCCTTCCTCGAGGAGGTGCGGCGCAGATACGGCGGCACGCGGCTGGGCCGGCAGGAACTGGACGGCGTGCTGCTGGAGGATGCGGAGGGCGCGCTCTGGACCTCGGCGGGGATCGAGGCCTGCCGCATCGTCGAGGTGCCGGAACTGACACGCATCGTCGTCGCCGTCGATCCGCCGGTGACCGGCCATGCCCGGTCGGATGCCTGCGGCATCGTCGTGGCGGGTGCGGTGACCGAGGGGCCGCCGACCCAATGGCGCGCCGTTGTGCTGGAGGATGCCAGCGTGAGCGGCACCTCTCCGCAGCGCTGGGCGCAGGCGGCGATCGACGCGATGGCGCGGCACGGCGCGGACCGGCTGGTGGCCGAGGTCAACCAGGGCGGCGACCTGGTGGAGAGCGTGATCCGGCAGATCGATCCGCTGGTGCCGTTCCGCGCGGTGCGCGCCGCGCGGGGAAAGCAGGCCCGCGCCGAACCGGTGGCCGCGCTCTATGAGCAGAGGCGCGTTACCCATTGCCGTGGTCTGGACGCGCTGGAGGATCAGATGTGCCGAATGACGGCGCAGGGCTTTGAGGGCAAGGGCAGCCCCGACCGCGTGGATGCGCTGGTCTGGGCGCTGACCGATCTGATGATCGAGCCGGCCGCGCATTGGCGCAGGCCGCAGATGCGCGCGCTCTGAGAAGGGCACGGCGGCCCATTTTTCAAAAGTGAAACGAGGCGGCTGTCTGGCTGTCATCATGTCTCACCTCAGCAAGGGGAGCCAAACCGTTATGGTATTGCAGATATTTCGCCGCGAGAGGCCCGAGCCGCCAGAGGTCAAAGCCTCGGCCACAGGGCCCGTCGTGGCCTTGCACGGGGCCGGGCGCGTGGCCTGGAGCCCGCGCGATACGGTGTCGTTGACGCGCACGGGATTTACCGGGAACCCGGTCGGATTCCGCTGCGTGAAGCTGGTGGCGGAGGCTGCGGCGGCTCTGCCGCTGGTCTTGCAGGATGACGGGCGGCGCTTCGAGGCGCACCCGGTTCTGCGGCTGCTGGCGCGGCCCAACCCGGCGCAGGGCCGAGCCGACCTGCTGGAGGCGCTCTATGGTCAGTTGCTGCTGTCGGGCAACGGATATGTCGAGGCGGTGGGCGGCGAGGGGCTGCCACAGGAGTTGCACGTGCTGCGTTCCGACCGGATGAGCCTGATCCCCGGCGCGGATGGCTGGCCCATTGCTTATGAGTACAAGGTCGGTGCCAAGGCGCACCGCTTCGACATGACGGACAGCATGCCGGTTTGCCATATCCGCAGCTTCCATCCGCAGGACGACCATTACGGGCTGTCGCCCTTGCAGGCGGCGGCCTCGGCGGTCGATGTCCACAATGCAGCGAGCCGCTGGTCCAAGGCGCTGCTGGACAATGCCGCGCGGCCGTCCGGGGCGATCGTCTATCGCGGCGCGGACGGGCAGGGCGCGCTGTCGGAAGATCAGTATGCGCGGCTCCAGGACGAGATGGCGAGCTATCACCAGGGGGCCGTCAATGCCGGTCGTCCGATGCTGCTGGAAGGCGGGCTGGACTGGAAGCCGATGGGTTTCTCGCCCTCCGACATGGAGTTCCAGAAAACCAAGGAGAGCGCCGCGCGCGAGATCGCGCTGGCCTTCGGTGTGCCGCCGATGCTGCTGGGGCTGCCGGGGGATGCGACCTATGCCAATTACCAGGAGGCGAACCGCGCCTTCTACCGCCTGACGGTGCTGCCGCTGGCCGCGCGGGGTGACGGCAGCGCTGGCATCTTGGCTGGCCGGGTTCTGTGGCGAGTTGCTCGAGTTGAAGCCCGATCTCGACGCGGTGCCCGCCCTGGCATTGGAGCGCGAGGTGCATTGGGCGCGGATTGCCGGCACGGATTTCCTGAGTGAGGCGGAGAAGCGCCGTCTGCTGGGCTTGCCGCCACGCCCGGAGGAGGAATGACGGCGCGCCCGAAAGGCACCGGGTCGCGGTTTCTCTATGAGCCTTTCGATCCCACTGCGGCGCGGCTGGAGGCCAATGAGCGCGTGCTCGACGAACGCTGGTCGGCGCTGGAGCGGCGGTTGCAGGTGATCGAAACGGTGCTGGAGCGGGTCGAGAAACGGCTGTGGCTGGCGGTGTTCGCGGTGGCGAGTTTCGTGCTGACCCAGGGCGCTTTCAGCCTTCTGAAGATGATACCATAGGAGGAAATTGTCGTATGACTGAAAAAACTTGCGTTCCGACGCTCGAGCACAAGTTCTGCCAGTTCGACGCATCGCTCGATGTCACGGACACGGCCGAGATCTCGGGCTATGCCTCGCTTTTCGGGCGCGGCGACCAGGGCGGTGACGTGGTGCTGAAGGGCGCTTATACGCATTCGCTTCAGCGGCTGGGCGCCCAGGGCCGGTCGGTCAAGATGCTCTGGCAGCACGACCCGGCCCAGCCGATCGGTGTCTGGGGCGATGTGCGCGAGGACAGCCGGGGCCTGCATGTCAAGGGCCGCATCCTGACGGATGTGGCGCGCGGGCGCGACGCGATGGCGCTGGTCCGGGCAGGGGCGATCGACGGGCTGTCGATAGGTTATCGGACGGTGAAGGCCCGGAAGGATGCGAAAGGCCAGCGCCTGCTGGCCGAACTGGAGCTTTGGGAAGTGTCGCTGGTGACCTTCCCGATGCTTCCCGAAGCGCGGGTGGGCGCGAAGTCCGGCAATGCCGGCGACGCGGCACTCGCAATCGCGTTGGCGGAGATGTTTCGCGATGCCGGACGCACGCTGGCCGAGGAACGGGCCGGCGACCACCCCTGATCCCAAATACAGGATTTCCCATGACCGAGACCAAGACCAAGTCGCGGGGCGGCGTCGGAGTGCCCGATCCCGGCCCGCTTCCGGACGTGAAAGCTGCGATTTCATGTTTTTTGAGTGAATTCAAAGGCTTTCAATCCGACATCAGGACCAGACTTCAACAACAGGAAGAGCGAATTTCCATGCTGAACGCCAAGACCATGACCCGTAAGCGCCCGGCGCTCTCGACCGCCGCCGAGCCCGACCTGCCGCATCGCAAGGCATTCAATGCCTATCTGCGTTCCGGTGACGATGACGCGCTGCGCGGTCTGCAGTTGGAGGAGAAAGCGCTGTCGAGCGCGGTGTCCGCCGAGGGCGGGTATCTCGTCGATCCGCAGACTGCGGAGCGCATCCAGGGGGTTCTGAACTCCGCCGCGTCGATCCGCGCCATCGCCAACACGGTCGCGGTCGAGGCCACCGCCTATGACGTTCTGGTGGACCATACCGATGTCGGCGCCGGCTGGGCGACCGAGACGGCCTCGGCCACCGAGACCGGCACGCCGCTGATCGACCGCATCTCGATCCCGCTGCATGAGTTGAGCGCGCTGCCGAAGGCGTCGCAGCGGCTGCTCGACGACAGCGCCTTCGACGTGGAGGGCTGGCTGGCCGAGCGCATCGCCGACAAGTTTGCGCGCGCCGAGGCTGCGGCATTCATCAATGGTGACGGTATCGACAAGCCGACCGGGTTCCTCAACCATTCGACCATCGACAATGGCTCCTGGAGCTGGGGCAGCCTGGGCTATGTGCCTTCCGGCAAGGATGGCGATTTCGCCGATGTGAACCCGGCGGATGCGATCGTCGATCTGGTCTATGCGCTGGGCGCGCGCTACCGCGCCAATGCGAGCTTCGTGATGAATTCGAAGACCGCCGGGGCCGTGCGCAAGATGAAGGATGCCGATGGCCGCTTCCTGTGGTCGGACGGGCTGGCGGCGGGCGAGCCCGCGCGGCTGATGGGCTATCCGGTGCTGATCGCGGAGGACATGCCCGATATCGCGCTGGGCAGCCACGCCATCGCCTTTGGCGATTTTGGTGCCGGCTACACGATCGCCGAGCGGCCCGATCTGCGCATCCTGCGCGATCCCTTCTCGGCCAAGCCGCATGTGCTCTTCTACGCGACCAAGCGGGTGGGCGGCGATGTCAGCGACTACGCCGCGATCAAACTGCTGAAATTCGCGCTGACCTGAGCCGCGAGGTGACGGTTTGAGCGATGGCCCCGCGCGGTTTCGGCTGTGCGGGGCCGGGCGTGCGCGTCTGGCGTTGTCCAGCTGTTCCCTTCCGTCCGAGCGGCGCCGGGCGGCGCGCGCCCGAACGGTCCCCTGACGGAGATTTCCCATGATGTTAACCGAACTGACCAGCGTGCTGAGCACGGCCGTGCCGGTTGCGGAATTCCGCGACCATCTACGCCTGGGCCGCGGCTTTGCCGACGATGGATCGCAGGACGCGATCCTGGAGAGCTTTCTGCGCGCGGCCGTTGCGGCGATCGAGGCGCGTATCGGCAAGGTTCTGATCCGGCGGGATTTCCTGTGGTCGATCGGACGGTGGCGCGAGCCTGAGGCGCAGGCGCTGCCGGTGGCGCCGGTCGTCGCCCTGTCTGAGGTGCGGATCGTTGACGGGCTGGGCGCGGCGCATGTCGTCGATCCCGCGGCCTACCGGCTGGTGCAGGATGCGCTGCGCCCGCAGATCGCTGCGGCGGGCACCGCCCTGCCGCATGTGCCTGCGGGCGGGTCGGTGGAACTGGTGTTCCGGGCCGGTTATGGCGACACTTGGCCGGAAGTGCCCCTGGACCTGAGCCAGGCGGTCTTCCTTCTGGCCGCCCATTACTATGAACACCGCGCCGAGGCGGAGGGAGGTGGCGCGGCAATGCCATTCGGCGTCATGGCGCTTATCGAGCATTACCGCACCGTGCGGGTGATCGGGGGTGCCCGATGAGGCCGGTCCGTCTTAACCGCAAGCTGGTTCTGGAGGAGGCGCAGGGCCTGCTGGACGGCGCGGGCGGATTCACCGAGATGTGGGTTCCGCTGGGCACGATCTGGGCGGATCTGCGCCCGCGCACCGGACGTGAACGCGGCGACGGTGCGCTCAACGTGTCGGACATGGCCTGGCGTATCATTGTGCGCGCGGCCCCTCACGGCGCGCCGTCGCGCCCGCGCCCCGACCAACGCCTGCGCGACGGCGGGCGGGTTTTCCGCATCGAGGCCGTCGCCGAGGAGGGGTCGGACGGGCGATACCTGATCTGTTTTGCCAGCGAGGAGGCGGGCGCATGAGCTATGCGGTCTCGCCGGCCTTGCAGACTGCGGTCTATCAGGCGCTGGTGTCCGATCCAGCGCTCGGGGCGCTGGTGGGCGGCAATATCTTCGACATGCCGCCCGCAGGTGCCTTGCCGCAGCTTTATGTCAGCCTGGGTCCCGAGGAGGCGCGCGACCGGTCCGACGTGTCGGGGCAGGGGACGCGGCTGGATTTCAGCGTGAGCGTTGTGGGCGACGGCACCGGTTTTCAGGCCGTCAAGAATGTGGCGGCGGCGGTGGTGGATGCCTTGGTGGACGCGCCGCTGGTGCTGGCGCGGGGGCGGCTCGTGGGGCTGAACTTCCTGCGTGCCCGCGCGCGACGGGGCACCGGCGGCGAACAGCGAGAGATCGACCTGCGCTTCCGGGCGCTGGTCGAAGACGATTGATCCCTGGACAATATTTGGAGACACACATGGGCGCCCAGAAAGGCAAGGACCTCCTGGTCAAGCTGGACCTGACAGGTACCGGCACGTTCGAGACCATCGCGGGGCTGCGGGCCACGCGCATCAACTTCAATGCCGAGCCGGTCGATATCACGTCGCTCGACAGTCTCGGGGGCTGGCGCGAACTGCTGGCCGGCGCTGGGGTGCGGGCGGCCTCGATAACCGGCTCGGGTGTCTTCCGCGACGCCAATACCGACGAGCGCGCGCGGCAGATATTCTTCGACGGAGAGGTGCCAGATTTCCAGGTGATCATCCCGGATTTCGGCATCGTGGAGGGACCGTTCCAGATCACCGCGATCGAGTATGCCGGCACCCATGACGGCGAGGCGAGCTACGAACTGACACTGGCCTCGGCGGGGGCTCTGACATTCACGGGCATCTGATGGTCAATCCGTGGGCGGGCGAGGTTGCGCTGGTGGTGGATGGCGAGCGGCATGTCTGCAAACTGACCCTCGGGACGCTGGCCGAATTGGAGGCGGCGCTGGAGGCAGGGTCGCTGCTGGACCTGGTGGAGCGGTTCGAGACTGGCGGGTTTTCGACGCGCGACATCCTGGCGCTTGTGGTGGCCGGGATGCGCGGCGGCGGCTGGCAGGGCGATGCGGGCATCCTGCTGGCGGCGGAGATCGGCGGCGGGCCGATGGAGGCCGCGCGGGTGGCTGCGCAGCTTCTTGCGCGCGCCTTCCATGTGCCGGACGCGTCCGCGCCATGAGCATGCTGGACTGGCCGGGGCTGATGCGTGCGGGGCTCTGCGGGCTGGGATTGCGGCCGGCGGAATTCTGGTCGCTCACGCCGGCGGAGCTGATGACGATGCTGGGCCGCGCCGCGCCCGCGCCGGCGCTGTCGCGTGACCGGCTGGAGGAACTGGCCCGGCGCTATCCCGACATGGAAAAGAGGGCAGAGTGATGGATTTTCTGGACGATCTGGAGGGGCTGGACGAGCAGGTCCGGGCTCTGGAGACGAGCCTCGGCGGGGCGCGGGAGGTCTCGGCGGCCTTCCAGGGGGAACTGGCGTCGATGCGCCAGATGATGCTCTTCACCGGGCGCGAGGTGGGATCGCTGTCGCGCAGTATCGGCAGTGGGCTCAAGCGGGCCTTCGAGGGGCTGGTTTTCGATGGCGACCGGCTGTCGGACGCATTGCGCGATGTCGCGCGCTCGATGTCGGACGCCGCCTTCAACACCGCGATCCGACCGGTGCAGAACGCGCTGGGCGGGCTGGTGGCCAATGGCGTGAACGCGGCTGTCTCGGACATCCTGCCCTTTGAGAACGGGGCGAGTTTCAGCCAGGGGCGGGTGCGGCCTTTCGCCAGCGGTGGCGTGGTCTCGGGCGCGACGCTCTTTCCGATGCGCGGCGGCCTGGGCCTTATGGGCGAGGCCGGACCCGAGGCGATCATGCCGCTCGCACGCGGCGCCGACGGGCGGCTGGGCGTGCGCACGCAGGGCGGCAGCGGACGTTCTGTGCAGGTGACGATGAATATCAGCACCCCGGATGTCGAGGGGTTCCGCCGCTCGCAGTCGCAGCTCGCGGCACAGGTCGGCCGCGCGCTGGGGCGCGGCACGCGCAACAGGTAAGGACGGTCGATGAGCTTTCACGAGGTACGATTTCCAGCCGCGCTGAGCTTCGGGTCGGTGGGCGGGCCGGAGCGGCGCACCGAGATCGTCACGCTGGCCAACGGCTATGAAGAGCGTAACACGCCCTGGGCCGACGCACGCCGGCGTTACGATGCGGGGGTGGGGCTGCGGTCGCTCGACGATATCGAGACGCTGATCGCCTTCTTCGAGGCCCGGCAGGGGCAGCTTTTCGGGTTCCGGTGGAAGGATTGGACAGATTTCAAATCCTCTCTGCCCTCACGCGAACCGGGCTTCGGGGATCAGGTGATCGGGTTGGGCGACGGCTTGGCGCGCGCTTTTCAGCTGACCAAGCGCTACCGGTCCGGCGAACAGGAGTACCGCAGGCCGATCACCAAGCCCGTGGCCGGCAGCGTCCGGTTGGGGCTGGGCCGCGACGGGCTGGTGGAGGGCGTGCATTACGAGGTGGACGTGACGACCGGGCGCGTGACGCTGACCGATCCGCCGCCCGAGGGCGCGGAGGTGACGGCGGGGTTCGAGTTCGACGTGCCGGTGCGCTTCGACACCGACCGCATCCAGACATCGGTGGCGAATTTCAAGGCCGGGGAGATCCCCAACGTTCCGGTGGTGGAGGTGCGCGTCTGATGCAGGAGTTGAGTGAGAGGCTGGCGGCGCATCTGGCCGGCGGCGTGACAACGTTGACCCGCTGCTGGGCCGTGGCGCGGCGCGACGGGGTGGTGATGGGGTTCACCGATCACGACCGAGATCTGGCGTTTGATGGCATCGTGTTCCGCGCCGCGTCGGGGTTGACGGCCTCGGCGCTTCAGCAAAGCTCGGGCCTGTCGGTGGACAACGCGCAGGCCGTGGGCGCGCTGTCGGGCGCCGCGGTGACCGAGGCCGATATCCTGGCGGGGCGGTTCGACCGCGCGGAGGTTCGCATCTGGCTGGTCAACTGGGCCGAGCCCGAAGATCGGCTGATGCAGTTCCGCGGCAGTTTGGGCGAGATCCGCCGCGCCGATGGCGCCTTCGAGGCCGAGTTGCGCGGGCTGGCCGAGGCGCTCAATCAGCCGCAGGGCGCGATTTTCCACAAGCGCTGCGCGGCGGTGCTGGGCGACGAGCGCTGCCGTTTCGATCTCGAAACGCCGGGTTTCACCGAGACGCGGGCGGTGGAGGTGGTGGAGGACGGGCGTATTTTCCGCTTCGCGGAATTTGCCGGGTTCCAGCCGCGGTGGTTCGAAAAAGGCACCCTCCGGGTCGAGGACGGTCCCGCGACCGGCCTGGTTGGCGTGATCAAGAACGACCGGATCGAGGCGGACGGGCGGTTCCTGGAGCTTTGGGAGTCGCTGCGTGCCGATATCCGCCCGGGCGACCGTGTCCGGATCGAGGCGGGCTGTGACAAGCGCGAGGAAACCTGTCGCCTGAAATTCGATAATTTTAAGAACTTTCGTGGCTTCCCTCATATTCCAGGCGAGGACTGGCTGACCAGCTACCCGGTGCAGGCGGGCCGGAACGATGGCGGGAGCATGAACAATTGAGCGCGATCGGCGGGGAGGCGGTACGGATCGCCCGCGGTTGGATCGGCACGCCCTACATGCATCAGGCCTCGGCCAGGGGCGCGGGGGCGGATTGCCTGGGATTGCTGCGCGGCGTCTGGCGTGGGCTCTACGGGGCGGAGCCGGAAACGGTGCCGCCCTACACGATGGACTGGTCCGAGCCGTCGCACCGCGAGGTTCTCTGGCAGGCGGCGGAACGGCATCTCATTGCCTTGCCCGAAGGTGCCGCGGGACCGGGGGAGGTTCTGCTCTTCCGGATGCGGCGGGGAGCCGTGGCCAAGCATCTGGGGATTTCAGCGCGGACCGGCGCGGTCCCCACATTCATTCACGCCTATAGCGGGCACATGGTGGTGGAAAACCCGCTCTCCGCGCCCTGGGCGCGCCGGATCGTGGCGCGGCTTCAATTTCCGGAAAGGAGGTCCTGATGGCGACCATTCTGTTGTCTGCTGCCGGGGCGAGCGCGGGCGCGGCGATCGGCGGCTCGGTCCTGGGGCTCTCGTCGGCGGTGATCGGCCGGGCGGCGGGTGTCACTTTCGGCCGGGTGATCGACCAGAAGCTGATCGGTCAGGGTTCGGATGTGGTGGAGACCGGCCGGGTGGAGCGTTTCCGCCTGACCGGCGCGAGCGAGGGCGCCGCGATCCCGCTGACCTGGGGGCAGGTGCGGGTCGCGGGGCAGGCGATCTGGGCGTCGCGCTTCCGCGAGATTGTCACGGAGAGCGGTGGCGGCGGCAAGGGCGCGCCGAGCCCGCCCAAGACCCGCAGTTTCAGCTATACGGTCAGCCTGGCCATTGCGTTGGGTGAAGGCGTGGTCACCCGCTTGGGCCGCGTCTGGGCCGATGGCGTGGAAATCGCGGTGGATGATCTGAACCTGCGATTCTATCCGGGCGACGAGGTACAGATCGCCGATCCGCTGATCGAGGCGGTGGAGGGTGCGGGGCGTGCTCCGGCCTATCGGGGCACGGCCTATGTGGTGATCGAGGATCTGGACCTGTCGCGCTTCGGCAACCGGATCCCACAGTTCAGTTTCGAGATCTTCCGCGCCGCACGGCCGCAGGCGGCGGCCGGGCCGGGCCGGCCGGGCGATCTGGTTCGGGGGGTGGCGCTGATTCCCGGCACCGGTGAGTATGCGCTGGCCACGACATCGGTCCATGTCTCCGACGGGCCGGGCGTGAACCGTTGGCTCAACGTCAACACGCCGGGCAGCCGCACCGATTTCGACCGCTCGCTGGAGGCGCTGCGCGAGGAGGTTCCGAATTGCGGCGCCGTATCGCTGGTCGTGAGCTGGTTCGGTACCGATCTGCGTGCCGGACGGGGGCGCGTCGAGCCGCGCGTTGAACGGGCCGATCACGAAGGGGTGGAAATGCCCTGGCGTGTGAGCGGCGCGAGTCGCGCGGGCGTGGCCGAGGTCAGCCGGATCGACGGCCGCCCGTCTTTCGGCGGCACGCCGGCCGATGCAGCGGTGATCGAGGCGATTGCGGCGCTGCGCGCGGCCGGGCATGCGGCGATCTTCTATCCATTCGTGTTGATGGACATCCCGGCGGGCAACGGGCTGGCCGACCCCTGGAGCGAGGCGGAGGATCAGCCGGCCTTTCCCTGGCGCGGGCGGATTACGTCGGAGGTCGCGCCCGGTCGGCCGGGCTCGCCCGACGGGACGCAGGCCGCCGAGGCGGAGGTCGCGCGTTTCTTCGGCACCGCGCAGGTTGGGGATTTTACGCCTCAAGGCGCGGGCGTAGTCTATGCCGGGCCGCAGGAATGGTCCTACCGGCGCTTCGTGCTGCACTACGCCCATCTCTGTGCGCTGGCGGGGGGCGTTGAGGCATTCGTCATCGGTTCGGAACTTCGCAGTCTGACGCAGATCCGCGGCGCGGGCGGAAGTTTCCCGGCGGTCGCCGCGCTGCGCGCACTCGCGGGCGATGTCCGCGCGATCCTCGGGCCTGAAACCCGGATCGGTTATGCCGCGGACTGGAGCGAGTATTTCGGATATCATCCGCAGGACGGATCGGGCGATGTCTATTTCCATCTCGACCCGCTCTGGGCGGATGTCGCAATAGACTTCGTGGGGGTCGACAATTACATGCCGGTCGCCGATTGGCGGGAGGGCGAGGACCATGCCGACGCGAAATTCGGCGAGATTTACAATCTCGACTATCTGCGAGGCAATATAGCGGGCGGGGAGGGCTTCGATTGGTTCTATGGCTCCGAGGAAGAGCGCGCGGCACAGATCAGGACACCGATCACCGATGGCGCCTATGGCGAGCCCTGGGTGTTTCGGTTCAAGGATCTTCGCAACTGGTGGTCGCAGCCGCATTTCGAACGGATCGGCGGCGTGCGGCAGGAGACGCCCACGGCCTGGGAGCCGCAGTCCAAGCCCTTCTGGTTCACCGAGATCGGTTGCGCGGCGATCGACAAGGGTGCCAACGAACCCAACAAATTCCTGGATCCCAGATCGAGCGAGTCTTCCCTGCCGCGATTTTCCAACGGCCGGCGCGACGACCTGATGCTGCTGCAATATCTTCGTGCGGTGCTGGGATTCTGGTCCGAGCCGGAGAACAACCCGGTCTCGGAGATCTATGACGGGTCGATGGTCGATCCGTCGCGCATCCTGGTCTGGGCCTGGGATGCGCGCCCCTGGCCGGCCTTTCCGAACAACACCGCGCTCTGGTCCGATGGCGACAATTTTGCGCGCGGGCATTGGCTGAACGGGCGCCTCACGCTGGAGACGCTGGACGACGTGGTGGCCGAGATCAGCGAGCGTTCGGGGATGGACGCCTTCGATGTCTCGGGGCTTTATTCGGTATTGCGCAGATATGAGCTGTCGGATGTCTCGACGGCGCGCGCGGCGATTCAGCCGTTGGTTCTGGCCTATGGGTTCGACGCGGGGGAGCGCGGCGGGACGCTGCGCTTCTTCAACCGCGACGCGGCACCTGATGCGGTGCTCGACGAGCCGCGTCTCGCGGTTCTGCCGGGTGAGCCGGCGGGCGTGCAGACCCTTCGCGAGCCGGACGCCGAAACCGCTGGCCGCGTGCGGGTAATTTTCGTGGAGGCCGGCGGCGATTACGAAGCGCGCGCCGCCGAGACAATTTTTCCCGACGAGGAGACGCGCAGCGTGGCGCAGACGGACCTGCCGCTCGCGCTGACCCGTACGGAGGGGCAAGCGGCGGTCGAATGCTGGCTGGCCACGGCACGGGTGGGGCGCGATACGGCGCGGTTCGCGTTGCCGCCCTCGGCTATGCATCTGGGGGCGGGTGACGTTGTGCTGCATCGTGCCGGCGGGGATGACACGCTTTACCGGATCGACAGGGTGGAGGAGGCCGGCGCTCGGCTTTGCGATGCGGTGCGGGTGGAGCGCGGGCTCTACGCGCCAAGCGATGAGACCGAGCAGCTACCGCGGTTGCGCGCCTTCGCGCCCGTCACGCCGGTCTTTCCGCAATTCCTGGACCTGCCGCTGTTGACCGGCGACGAGGTGGCGCATGCCCCGCACTTGGCGGTGAGCGCCACGCCCTGGCCTGGCACCGTTGCAGTCTATTCGGCGCCATTCGACGAGGGCTACACGCTCAACCGGCTTTTCGAGACACCGAGCGTGGTGGGTGTGACCGAAACGGTTCTGGTGCGCGCGCCGTCGGGGCGGTGGGACAGGGGACCGGCGCTGCGGGTGCGAATGTTCGGAGGGGCGCTTTCCTCTGTCTCGGCGGAGCAGGTGTTGGCCGGTGCCAACGCGCTGGCGATCGGCGACGGCTCGACGGACAACTGGGAGGTGCTGCAGTTCCGGGATGCGGTGCTCGTGGATGAGGGGCGCTGGGATCTGACGCTACGGCTACGGGGGCAGGCCGGCACGGATGGTATTCAGCCCGACGCATGGCCCGTCGGCAGCCGGGTCGTGCTGCTGAACGGCGCGCCCGCGCAGGTCGACCTGCCGCTCTCGGCGCGCGATCTGGAGCGAAATTTCCGGATCGGTCCGGCGCAGCGGCCGGTGGACGATCCGGTTTTCGTGCATGTGGAGCAGGCGTTCCGCGGGATCGGGCTGCGCCCCTATGCGCCGGTGCATCTGCGGATGCAGGCGCAGGCGGACGGCGCGCTGGACCTGAGTTGGGTCCGGCGCAGCCGTATCGACGGCGATAGCTGGTCGTCGATCAAGGTGCCGTTGGGCGAGACGCGGGAAGCGTATCGGGTCCGGGTGATCCGGGACGGCGTAATCCTGCGCGAGGCGGAAACCACCGCGCCCGGTTGGCGCTACACCGCCGCGGCGCAGGCAGAGGATGGAGTCGCGGTGGCTTTCGAGTTGGCCGTGGCACAGCTTTCGGACAGTTTCGGGCCGGGACCCTTCGCATCGGTGGAGATCAATGGCTGA